TTTTTACCACCCCGACCAAAAAATATTTCACACTTTAGTGTGTATTATACCCTTAAAAAGACACGATATGCAAGAAAAAAATCAGTTTGTGTCTTTTTAAGGGTTGACTTGCCATTTTTTTGGTGGTACATTCAAAGTGTCATTAAAAGACACGAGAGGTGGTGGCAGCATGCAAATTACCATTAAGGCGGCTAGGGTGAATGCTGGAATGACGCAAAGTCAAGTCGCGGAGAAACTCAACCTTTCTTTAAATGGGTACGCCAAAAAGGAGAGTGGTAGAAGCAGGTTTTACATTGATGAGATCCTTTTGCTTAGCAACTTATTCGGAGTAGATTACGAAAATTTTTTTGAAGTAGCGTGTCATAAAAAGACACAAAATACTGCGTGAGGATTTAGTGTTGTCCATCAAAAACTGAAGCATAAGTTAAAGCGGAGGAGGTGATCATTTGATGAGCACTGGTCGTAAGAGACCGACAATAAAGATAGTAGCCGAATACATGATGATTGATGGTAAAAAAGTAGAGATTGACCCTTTTCAAACCGATTTACCAGACCGCTGTAAATTGGCAATAGCAGAAATGACGACCGGCCAAAAGTATGAGCTGGCTGAAGCAAAGTTGTTGAAAGCGAGCGGCTCCTAGGAGTCGCTATGGTGGACAACCTTGGAAGGGTGATGCAATTGAATATCAATGGGGTGTTGGACGAGTTTTTAGCAGTAAATGAACATTATGCGTTGGAAAGTGAAGAAGAAAGAAAATTGCTTTTCTGTGAACTGCTTCTCAAGCATATCCAGCAGATGAAGGCCGAGGACTTGCTAAAATGCCTTGAAAATGCATCACTACACAAGAAAAACAAAACGTGTGTCGTGACGCTTGTGTTTCCAGTTGAATTTAATCATGAACATTTGAAAGGAGAATAGGAAATGGAAAAAAAGGCTCGCGCGAAAGCTCAAGAAACATTCGTGAAATTATGTGACGAAGTACAGCATGCAATTAATGCTAGCGGATTGGATGCGGAACAACTGCAAAGTGCTGCTAACTTAATCGAAGCGTTAAGCAAAACTGGGCTGCTCTGGGATGTAGATAAGAAAATGACTTTTTGATCGGCAACGAGCGGTTCTGAACAAACATGTAAGGTCGCTATGGAATCTACTTGAGTTTCTCGTAGATAAGATTATAGGAATCAGCCGCTAATTTAGACCATTCGGTAACTTGTTCGTTGATCGGAGTACCCCCATACTCCTCGAACTTGTAACTGAACTTCTCGATGACGGTTTTGGCTAGTCCAAGAGCAATTTCTTCTTTCGTCAATTGAAACACCTCCCTTCTTCGGGAGTTGTTCAGATAACAACGCTCGATTGCCGATGTCCACAAACGGACACTTCCAATATTCGACAGTAAGGCGAAAAGTCCTACAAAAAGGAGATGAAAGAATGAGTCAGTTGCAAATTATTCAACAAAACGGGCAGTTGTTAGTGGACAGCAGGGAAGTTGCAGAAATGATCGGAAAGCAACACCGCAATCTGCTCCGTGACATCGATGGTTATGTATCCATCTTGAATCAAAACTCAAATCTGAGTTCTGACCAATTCTTCATTGAAAGCAGTTATGAAGCTGGTACGGGCAAGTCGTACAAATGTTATCTCCTCACTCGTAAAGGCTGTGACATGGTAGCTAACAAACTAACCGGCGAAAAGGGGGTTCTCTTCACGGCTGCATACGTCACCAAATTTGAAGAGATGGAGCAGCAGCACCTTGGATTGAGTCCAGAAGTCAAAGCAATCTTCTTCCTGGACAAAAAGACACAAGAAATCGAAACTCGAGTCGAAAAGCTCGAAACCAACATGACGATCGACTACGGCCAGCAGCTGGCACTGCAGCGAACAGCAAGAGCGCAAATCCTTGAACTTGTTGGCGGCAAAGAATCGCCAGCCTATCAAAACAAACCATTGCGGGACAAGCTGTTTAGTTCGATCTGGAGTGACTATAAGGATTACTTCAATGTAGGGTCCTACAAAGACACTCCGGTCAAAGATTGTGAAAAGGCAAAGGAATACCTCAAGAAGTGGGCACCTCAAGGAAAGCTATTACGTGAGGTAGAGGAAGCAAACCGACAGCTTACATTTGTTAGTTGAAAGGGGAAGCCTAAAAATGAGAAACCGCTTCGTAATTGATTATGGCGCAGTAAATCTAAAGAGCCTGGTCGTTACCAACGACGCGGACTATTACGAAAAAATGAAGGCTCAAGACAATATCGGTGTATTGTTTGAGCCGAGAGTGATCGGTGATGTTGAACTGGGTGAACCACCTAAGATTTATGCAATTGGGATTCTGGCGGATACTTAGGTTCTGTATCAGATTCCCATACTAAATTGACGAAATAGACCTCACTACCCAAGTCAAATTTATTCAGTATTCTCCATCCAAGGTCGACATGCTTTTGAACATACTCAAGGTCTTTCTCTTCTGATTTTCGCTTAACTTGAATCCGTAAAGATTGCAACGGTAATCTCACCTTCCTGTAACGATTTGGTAAGTCTGGACAACGAACCAATTCGACAGAGTGATGGAAAATCCTACAAATTTTGAATGGAGGCGAAACCATGAGCATAAACCGTTACCCACGGTACGTAAACGCATCTGACGAATTAAAAGGGGCGCTGGTGACATACGTACATGAAGTGAAGATGACAGCACCAGAATTGGCACCACAGGCAGAGAAACTTATGCGAACTGTGCTTGAGCAAGATGTTGAAATCTTCAATCACCTGCGGAGCCGACGAGGTGGACAAGAGTTGAGAAAGGATGATGACTAAATGGGGCCAAGGTGCGGTAAATGCAGAGGGTATACTTCCTGCGTATTTGGAAAAAGGGAATGCCATTGCTGGTTAATTTCGAAGAGTAGCTTTACTAAGCCGCCGATAGGGATTATGCCTCGAAAGTTATGGGACGACCAGAGATTAAGCGATCTAAGGAGTGCACTTGAAAGACGCCTTGCAGCAGGGTTTCCTGCGCCGCCTGAATGGATTGAAGAGTATAACGAGCTTGTTAACAGGTCGCAGGATAGAGTCTCCAAATGAAAGATGCAGTGCGCGGTGAGATGAAACGGCGGCGGAAGGAGGTGAGTGCATGAGTATCGAGACACTACGCTTGCAGCTGCGTTATTACTGGGGGCAAATGAACGAGGCGAAGAAAGCAGGGGATAAGGTAGCCTACAACGTTTACCGCGATAAATACCGCGAGCTTTTGGCAACCATCCATAAAAAAGAAAAAAGCGCCTAAATAGACGCTCAATATACGCAAAGCCAGTATAAATTAGAAAGCTATCGGAGGTCAACCATGAAACCGATAAGCGCACGAATAGATGATTTACGAAAAGAAGTGGACAACCTTACGACCTTGCGTGAAGAAGCAAAGTCTGAATGGCTTCGCTATGCGGAAGAGTCGATATATTACCGCAATAAATCCGTTGCAGCTGAAATGAGGATGCTCAATCTGATAAATGAAATTGAATATCGGTTAACGGAAATCGCTGAATTGGAGGAATCGGCAAATGGACAGATTCAGCCAGGGGCTTGCTGACCCGCAAGAGGCTACTGTGATTGACCATTGCGAAGAGTGCGGCGGCGAAATCCACGAGGGACAGATCGTAACTTCAATGGACGGAACGTTGTTTTGCAATGACCGTTGCCTGTTTGAAAATTTGGGAGCCAAAACAATTACTATCAATTGTCATGGCGAGGAGGTTTTTTCATGAATGCGTTGGTACAAATGGAATTGGATGAGTTGCAAGAGCTTGCTTTTAACTTGCCGGAAGGCGAAATCAAACAGCGATTTCGTATCACGGATTTGGACTCGTTAAACTGGGCGTTGCGTAAGCTCGCCGCTTTGGAAGCGAAACGCAAAGAGCATGAAGCCTTGGCCAAGAAAGAGTATGAGCGTATCAAAGCATGGGAAGAGAAGATGACCCGCGACATCGAGGAACATAAACAGTTCTTTACCATGCTGATTGAAGAATTTGCAAGAGGACAACGTGCATCTGATCCAAAGTGGAAAGCATCGACCCCATTCGGAAAAGTTGGTTTTCGCAAGCAGCAACCAAAGTGGGTATATGACGAACAAAAGGCCCTGGAATCGGTCGAATCGACTGGGCTGGATAAGTTTATCCGCGTAAAAAAAGAGCTTGATAAGGTGGCGCTGAAAGCGTCTGCGAAGGTGTTGGACGATGGGCGCGTGATTGATACGGAGACGGGCGTTTTTATTGAAGGCGTATCAGTCACGGAGCAGCCGGAAGTGTTGAAAGTGGAGGTTGTGGAGTCATGAACAAATCCGAGTCCATAACCGAGTTGTCTAAAGCGCTTGTTAAATTTAACGGTGAAGTATCGAAGATTGAAAAGGACTCTTCCAATCCCCACTTCAAAAATAGATACGCTTCACTCGATCGGATTGTGGACGAAATTCGTCCGTTACTGCAGAAAAACGGCCTATCTATTATGCAATTTCCATCTGGTGACGGCGATAAGGTGACCATTACAACTGTTCTCCTACACGAAAGTGGTGAGTGGATACAAAGCGATCCATTGACGCTAAATCCTACGAAAAAGGACCCGCAGGGAATTGGCTCAGCTACCACCTATGGTCGTCGGTATCAGTTATCTTCCTTCCTTTCCCTGAACACTGGCGAAGACGACGATGGAAATGCAGCATCTGTCGAACCAGTAACCCCTAACGTATCACAACCACGGGAAGCCACACTGAAAGCGAAATGGCAAAAGGGAAGAGGGTCGCTTGAAGGATTCGACGAGTGGTACCAGCAGCAGAAAAAAGCAGGCTACTCGGAACAACAAATGGACTCGTATCTCACCAAAAAGCTGACGGAGAAAGGCGTGTCTTAGATGAATAAGGTGATTCTCATTGGCAACCTGACCAAAGATCCGGAATTGCGATATACCCCGAACGGTGTAGCGATCTGCACCTTTACAGTCGCGGTCAACAAACGAGTGAACGGCGAGAACCAAGCAGATTTTATCAATGTCGTGGCTTGGCAAAAGACAGCAGACTTATGCGCCACGTACTTGAGAAAAGGTAGACAAGCCGCTATCGAAGGGCGTCTCCAATCGCGCAGCTACGACGACAAAGAAGGCAAGCGCAGATATGTGACTGAGGTTGTGGCCGAAAACGTGGAGTTCCTTGGCGGCAAAGAGAAACAAGAACAGCCTGGGATGAGCGATCCGTTTGCAGACCCTTTCACGAATACTGGTCAGCCAATCATTATCTCTGACGATGATTTGCCGTTTTAGGTGGTGGTTAGATGATGCCAATTAACGCATATCCCAAGTCCCTACAGTTAAAACACAAACGCCGCGTCTCTAAGCGCCGAGAACAGGGCAGAATCAAGCCGAAAACATACGCCAGGGTATTTGAACGGGACCACGGACAATGCGCTAGGTGCGGACGTGGGACAAGCCTGGAAGCACATCACGCAATCTATCGTTCGCATGGGGGAACCGGCGATGAATGGAACGTTGTACTCGCTTGCGGTCCGGTGACACGGAAAGGTTCGTGTCACTGGGCAGCTCATAACATACCGGAAGTACGAAAATGGTTTGAGGATTATTTGAGAAGGTTGTACCCGGATCATTATTGCGATCCAAGGAGGGACCATGGATCACATTGACATAGCCCAAGAGATACGCCGTGTATCCTCGCGATTGGATAAGGTGCCACAAGCTATCTTTGACCACGCTAAAGCCTTTGCAGAGGCAGAGAGGGTCTACCGGATGGAACTTGCAAAGGAGATCACCAGACTGCGTACAGAGGGCCTACAAGCGACGTTAATCAGCGATGTGGCCCGCGGGAACGTGGCTGAGTTGAAATACAAGCGTGATCTCGCAGAAGGGCTATACCGATCGTCTGTAGAGTCATCCAAGGCTCTACAGGCGGAAATGAGCGGACTGCAAAGCATTCTGAAAGTACAAAGCGATGTGTGAACTTGAAACAGCAACGAAACACCTTGAAGTGTTGATGCAGTAACGTTCATGACACCACCTAATCGCTAACTTGAAACAGCAACGAAACAGCAATTTAGGTAGGAAGTGGGGTAATGGGAGGAGCTTTTTTAACCAGTAGGGAGATATTCTCTAACCCGATTTGGACCAACGTTGTGGAGTTCCGCCTATTCTTTCTCATCTACGGCAACGCCGTATTTTCGGAGGAAGGAGTGAGGGTAGGGGACATCACATTACAACGCGGACAATGGTTGCGTTCCATTCGAAATCTACAAAAAGACCTGGAGTATACAGAAAATCGAGCAGTCAAAACCTACTCAACCGCAACGATAAAAAGGGCAATCGATAGCTTAGTGAAACAGAATCGAATAAAAATTGAAACAGTCGAACTTGGAACACTGTTTACGGTCGTGAATTACGCGGTGTATCAAGGTTTTGATCACTATGAATCTGTTATAGCGAAACAGCAACGAAACAGTGACGAAACAGCGACGAAACAGCGACGAAACAATAATAAGAATGTAAATAAGGATATGAATGTTAATAAGGATAAAGAAGAAAAGATTAGGTTGTTCGATTCGGTTTTGCTCACGCAAAAGCAAATCGATACGTTGATCAAAAAATATGGTCAAGAAGGATACGAACGAATTGTTTGGCTGCTGAATGATTACAAGACCAGAACGGGAAAGCAATACGATTCGGATTACCAAGCTATCAATCGGTGGGTGGCTAAACGATACCTTGAGGATATTCAAAAAGCTGCAAAGGGAGGGAAACCATTTGCAGGGGTTAGACAAAATGCTGGAGGACATCAAAGCAAGGGCGGAACAACAAGCCCGTTTGACGGCTTCAAAGCAACGAGCAAGCCAGCCGAATACACAAGTCAAGGAACCATCGACGACCTGCTCTAAGTGTGGCGGCAAGGAAGGGACGCTGAACATCTGGTATGAAGAGCGCGAGTTCACAAAATTGGTAGACGGTGAGCCGGTAAAAGAAAAGCGCGAGGTCAAATGCGAATCGTGGACATGGTGCGAATGCTACTACCAAAAGCGCGTACTGACAGCAAGCCGGATTACTGAAGACTTCAAGGAAAAGGGATTCAAGAACTTTTTCGTAGACGGTCGTCCTCCCATCGTAAGAGAAATGTTCGAAAAGGCCAAGCGGTATGTCAGATCATTTGAGGGCATTCGGAAACAGCGAAGAAACTCGATTGCGTTGCTAGGCAATCCGGGAGTCGGTAAAACACGTCTCCTCATGGCAGCATGCAACAATCTCATGGCAAAGGGCGTTCCGGTCACATACTTCCCGTGGGTGGAAACGTGGAACGAAATTAAAGATGATTTTGACCTACTCAATCAACGTGTAAACCTGCTGAAAGAAAGCGAATTACTGTTCATCGATGATCTATTCAAAGGGAGGCAGGCACCTACCCCCTTCCAACTGGAACAGCTATTTGCCATCGTGAATTACCGCTACATGGAGAAGAAACCAATCATGTTGTCGTCAGAACGGTCATTTGCTGACATGCTCAAGATCGACGAGGGAATCGGTTCACGACTATATCAGATGTGCAAAGATTACACGATCGAAGTTCAGGGTGATCCATTTGAATTGAACTATCGGTTGGTGGAAGGTGATTAATTTGCAGGTGGATTATCTCGGCAAACAATATACAGCAGTCGGTATAGCCAAAAGCACGGTATTGCCAGAAGAGTTTATTTTGCTGCAGGGCCATGGCGAATACCTCGTTGCTCCAACTCATGATTTGAGTGGGTTGAGCTGGAATGATGACAACACTGATGAGCAAGTGAATGGCGCAATCGGGAGGTGAGTGTAATGCTCATATGTCCAGTTTGCACTCATGAGATGAGAAGAAGACGCGGAAATATCTATATTTGCGATGAATGCGAATACGAGCTGGAGCAAATGACCATTGACTACGCTGAGAACAAAGAAAGGCAAAAGCTCATTGCAGCAAGGTTAAAGGCAGGATTTGAAACAGTGCATGAGGCGGCTAATGCGTCAGGATACAACGCGAGTTATCTGCGGGGTCTGGAAAGAGGGGCGCACCCCTTCACACCGAAAACAGCTGGACGTTTGGCGGCAGCTTATGGATGCGGAATCAGTGATTTGGTTGATTAAAAAGCGAAGAAAGGGAGAGGGGAAAATGAGCTATCACGAAGATCAGGAAACTATATTGCGCTATGACAGGTCGGAGGGCCGCTGGTTCGCCTTCAGCTCTTATGGACCGCATATACAGAAGATTGAACGTTTGGCAGAAAAAATCGTTTCTGTTGAGGCGGATGCAAACGGGAATCTCATAGAGATTGAGGCATTCTTGGGAAAGAAAGGCGTAAAGATCGGATGGCCAAACGGGTTGGACGAACTGTCAGAAAACGCAGGGGTAGATGGATGAATGAAACAGCCAAAGAAGCCAACCCGCCGTCAGAAGGAAGAGATTGTGTTTCGAGGCCTTACGCCGCAAAACTGGCTCGTAGAAAGGGATACACCGGATGAGTTTGTAGTGGTTCATCGGTACACAGGGACAACAAAACGTTTCGGGAAGTTGATGGCATGAACGAATTGCGAATCGTTATTCCAGGAAATCCGCCGACCGTCAACCATGTATATCGAAATGTAGCCATCAACCGAAGAATCACCACGGCAGACGGTCAGAAATGGCGTCAGAACGTTCAGGCGATAGCGGCTAGGGCAATTGCTACCCAGGGTTGGAAAATGAGCACAGAAGAGAAATTGGTGGGTGAGGTAATGATCTATTGGCCTACCGGACGCAAACGTGACGTTGAGAACGTCGGAAAACTCCTGTGGGATGCATTGGAGGGTATCGTGTACGAAAACGATAGGTGGCTGCTTCCGCGGTATATGGACTTCTCAGTGGACCAGGATAATCCGAGGGTGGAGATTAAGTTTTACCGTTTGGAGGAGGCAGATGTACATTGCTTGTGAATACTTGGACTTTATCTGGACGGACGAAGAGTTACAAAGGTTCAGGCAATTATGGCGAGACGGTCTACATCTGCTTGATATTGCCAAGGAACTTAAACGTCATCGAAATGAGGTACTAATCCTCGCGGTAGATCAGGCAGACCGGGGATACATCAAAACAAGATATGGCGCGATCTTTGGACGGGATTGGAAGAAAGGGAGGAGATCAGATGAAAGGGCACGACCTCGTTATAGGCTACGAAGGTATTTTGAATCGGAGCATGCTTAGGAATAGTCCTCCAGGAGAGGTAATCACCTACAAGCTGTCAGAGGAAGAACGCTTGAAGTTAATCGATAAATACGGTCCGCCGCTAAGCCGAAAGGTGAACAGCGTCACGATCATACGAAAGAGTTTAGCCTAACAGAAGACTGAAACAGCGCGTGGTTACGCGAAAATATCCAAGAATCACAGTCATCCACAAATCACGCTCCGGTATATCGGGATCAATCAGGACTTGATGGACGACGCTGTAGATCGGTTCAGCTTATAGGTTTAAGCATATAGCAGAAAGGGGGCAGCTGATGAATGATACGGGAATATGCCGAAGTGAAGTACCGGAGGCGTAGAGACCCATACCAATCAAGGCAGAAAGAAAGCACAAAAATTAAATTGCTACACTCTCGCGGACTTGGGGTATTGTTGCGTGAAATTGAAAGGCATGGCCACGACCTGTTGAGCATTCACCGGCTAACCGAAGACGAGTATCTATCAAGAAAGAATGAACTGACGCTAAAAAAGAAAGCCGTTCAACATTGAATCGAGCTTTATACAATCTCAATTTTGATAAATGAACGGCTCAATATGTTAAACAGGCGGTGATTCGTATGAGGATGCTGTCGCTCTGCTCAGGTATCGACGGAATCGGATTGGCAGCGAAGTGGGCGGGGATCGAGACGGTGGCCTTCTGCGAGATCGAGCCATATCCCGTGAAGGTTCTGAATAAACGGTTCCCGGGAATACCGGTATTCGATGATCTACGGAAATTGAACAAGCAAATGCTTATAGACTCAGGGGTGATCACAGAAGATGGAAGCCGAACAATTGACCTTATTTGC